ACACTTTTTTTCATACACCCCTGCCCGGTGTTTTTTTCGGCATCAGAGTCCAGTTTTCCAATGGGTAGCTCCGCAGCTTGCCGTCATCGCTCCACACGATATGTACATACAGATCGTCAATGAACCAACAGCCTAAAATGGTGTCGGTGTTGCCTGTGGTGTAAGCAATCTTTCCTTTTTGATTGCTGCAAGCCTCGTCCGTAATGACGATGCGCCCGCCGCCCTTGTTCGCTAGATAAGCAATGCTCTCAGCCGAGGCCGAGGACATTACCGCCACCATTGCCAGCGCAAGCATTCTCATTGCTGCGGGACGATCTCGGCAACCATCTGCTCGACGGGGATGTAGTCAACCGGATTGACCACCAGCGCCCCGTTTGTGATGACTTGGAGCTTGTACGCCACGCCCTCGGGAATCTGCCCACGCTTCGCCCATTGGCTAACTGCCTGGCTCGTAATGCCCAATGCCTCTGCCAGCTTGCGCCGATTGCCGAAATGCTGCTCTGCCTGCTGAACTTTCATACTGCCTCCTGTAAGTTAACTTGCAAAGTATCGTATCCTGTGCAAAGCTATCTTGTCAAGCGCCGTTGCATTAGTTAACATTACTTTACAATTTTCCTTTGCAACAAGTGTTGACAAATGCTTTTTAGGTGAGTAAAGTCCGTCTTGTAGCACTTGATTGACAACAACAAAGGAGTAACAACATGCGGAAAATTCTTCAAGACGCTCTCAACATCAGGGAAATGCAATACGCTTTTGAGTGCATTTGCGCCGACGACAAAAAAAATGTTGAGGATTACACGGATCAGGAAATCATTGATGAGGCTGAATATCGCTTATATACCTTCTTCGAGCGCGGTCATTCCAACAATGATGAGATGCGTCTTGGTGATGATTCAGAGTGTCGTGCAAATGCCCGTAAAGACATTCGCTTGCTCAAAAGTTTGATAAAAAAATACAAAGTTGCCGATGGACATTATTCATCATGGCTCAAACGTATCGGGCAATCCGTTAAGTAATTGACAACAACAGGAGACACCATGAACCTCTGCAAAGACTGTAAGCACTACAAGAAAAACGCCGACAACATCGAGGCATCCGAATGCACACGCAAGCCGCAATTCTCGCCCATCAGCGGAAGCGTGCTGCCGACGTTCTGCAACATCGAACGCGCCCCTTGGGGAACGTGCAAACACGAAGGCATCCATTGGGCGCTGCCGGAAACCACAACGGCAATTGAATCATGAACGGCGACCGCGCGGTAGCTATTGGCTTCACCATCATTTTTTTACTGATCGTCACGGGGGTACTGGCATGAGCGTTTACACAAAACTAATGCAAGCAAGGTTGTTCCTGCAAGCCACAAAGCTGAACAAGTCGGGCGAGAACAAGTTTGCTGGTTACAAGTATTTCGAGCTAGGCGACTTTCTGCCCACGGTGCAAGAAATCTTTCACAACCTCAAGCTGTGCGGAGTAGTGAGCTACACCGCCGACATTGCCCGCCTGACTATCATCGACACCGAGGATGGATCGCAGCTTGAAATCACCTCACCGATGGGATCAGCCGCTCTCAAGGGATGCCACGAAGTGCAAAATATCGGGGCTGTCGAAACGTATCAACGCCGCTACTTGTGGGTTACAGCGATGGAAATTGTGGAGCATGACGTGCTTGACGCGACTAACGGTCAAGACACCCTCGCAAAACGCTTAGACAAGCTGCCACAGCTCTTAGAAGCCATCAACACAGCTACCACCGAGGATGAGTTGAAACTGTTCTACGCGCAAGCATATCGCGCTGCAAAAAATGTTGAAGATACCGACGCAATGCAAAAAATTGTTGCTGCCAAGAATTCCCGCAAAACAGAACTGGAGGCAGCATGAAAGTTTTGTCAATGCCGCAGGGCAGTCCCGAATGGCTTGCAGCCCGCGCCGGTAAGGTCACAGCCAGCCGGATCAACGATGTTATGGCATCCAAGACCACAGCCGCTTACCGGGATTACAGGGCGCAAATTGTGGCTGAGATTCTGACGGGTCAACCGCAGGAATCCGGCTTTACCAATGCTGCGATGCAATGGGGTACGGAGCAAGAAAAGTTTGCCCGCGCCGAATATGAAATGGCTTGTGATTGGACGGTGGACGAAATCGGAATCGTTCTGCATCCGACGATTGAACGCGGCGCAGCTTCACCTGATGGACTGGTGTCTACCAATGGCTTAGTGGAAATCAAGTGCCCTAAGACGGCTACGCACCTGCAAACGTTGGTGGACAAGAAACAGCCTCGCCAATACGAAAATCAGATGCTGTGGCAAATGGCTTGCACAGGTCGGGAATGGTGCGACTTTGTGTCATACGATCCGCGACTACCCGAAGATTTGCAATTGTTTGTGCATAGGTTCGACCGCGATGACAAGCGCATCGAGGAAATCGAAGCAGCAGTAACGCAGTTCCTGTCCGAAGTAAATGAAATGATTGACAACATAAGGAAGAAATGATGGCTTACATACCAAAACCCGGCTCGTTCACGCTGTTCAAGAACTTGAAGAAAGAGGCAGAAAATCACCCTGATTATCGTGGCGATGGGTTGGACATGAACGGCGAACCTGTATGGGTATCAGCTTGGATTCGTGAGGGCGCAAAAGGCAAGTTCATGTCGTGCAGTATGCAGCACAAAAACAAAGACCAGCCCAAACAAAAGAAAGCTGGCGATATGTCGGACTTAGATAACGACATCCCTTTTTGAGGAACAACAATGGACTACGATTATTTCGGAAAAATTCGTGAATGGGCAAATGATCGCAACTTAGTCAAAGGTAGCACCCTGCAAGCGCAAGTCGTAAAACTGCTTGAGGAATCCGGCGAACTTGCTGCTGGCGTAGCTCGCAATGACATAGACCGCATCGTTGATTCAATTGGCGACATTATGGTCGTGTTGACCATCATTGCCGCGCAGATTGATATGCCAGTCGAAGAATGCCTTGATCTTGTGTGGCAAGAAATCCGTTATCGCAAAGGCAAAATGGTTGACGGCATCTTTGTGAAAGAAAACGACAATGGATGAAGAAGCTCAAACTGTAGCTTGCACACAGTTGCTTGCAAACGTCGTAAGTCTTGCGGTGCTTGATGCGTGTCTAAAGCCTGTTAAACGCAAAGGCCCGGAACGGCATAAGGTTGACGTATCGCAGGACAAAGCCATCGACGCAATGATGTTTCTAATGGATGGCGCACAGCATTACGTCGAAATGATCGGCATGGATGGCGAGCGATTCAAAAAACAACTGATAAAAGCAATGTACGACGATTCACCGAATTACTTCACCAATACCATCACCGCAGAGCAACGCCGTAGTTTTCGATTCAATCTTTACTTTTGGCAAAACAACCCTGCACGCCGCAGGTTTCTACCGGAGGACGACGATGAGAATAGCTGATGCAATTAACTGGATGATGACTTACGACGCATTGCAGCCTGATTTGATTCCTGTTGACAACTGGAGGCCACACGATCCGCGTCGATACGATGAACGGCGAAAAGAGTGCATCAAGTACCTGCGGGAACGAAATCTCTACATCCTTGACGGCAAATTTACGCCTACCAAAGCCTCACACACCGACATTACCGTGATCTTCAACCGCGCTCGTCAGCAACAGGGCGAAACCTTGATACAGGTAGCTAAATGAAAACCTTACTTTGCTTTGCAGTCATCATGCTTAGCGGCTGTGCATCGCTGCAAACTGCCAGCACTACCGTTCCCGAAGCCGTGTCTAGCCTACAGGTGGAAAAGGAAGTCCCACCGCTGTCCAGGCTGGAAGTCATCAACGGGATTGGCGAATGCGAGAAAGCCGGAATGCGCCCCGTAGTCATCAGCACAAAGCGCAAAGTCAATAATCAGCTTGTTCCGTCTGTGGTGGATGTAACGTGCCTGCCCAAGCTCTGAAACCCCGCGCCCGTCAGATCATCGCTGCCATGCGTGAAGTTTTAGCCCGCGACCTTGAAATGACCGGCTTCAACATAGCCGCAGTCTTGAATGAGGATGTGGGAACGATTGGCAGCTATCTCAACGGCATGGCAAAGGATGGTCTAGTGTTTCGCATGGGGTTGCGACTGCAATACAACGGCAAAACACGAACGAAGCATATGCTGTGGCGGCTCAATCACAAACTAATCAGGGAATTGGAAAATGGGTCAACCGCGACGATGGAGGCTGGAGGGGCATCCAGCGCAATGCTCCAAGTGCAAAGCAATCAAGGAATCAGACCAGTTCAATTTGACAAAATACGGGACGCTCTCGTCTTGGTGCAAAGAGTGTCACCGCGTGCTGTGCCGTGAAAACTATCACAAGGGGAAAACATGATCTTTTTTGGTGGCTTGTTTATGGTAGCGGTGTCGTTTGGCGTGTTCATCATGTTCGCTGATCCTATCAACGACAAACGCTTGTGGCTTGAGGATGCGTGTGCAGCTATGATGATGATGGGAGTCGGAATAGCGATTATTGGCGCTCTAACTTGGATTGGACAGTTTCTATGAAAGACTATTCAGAAAGCATCCTTGAAGTGGACAGGATTCGCAAAGCTATCCACACCGCTGCATTGTCTCAGCAATGGTGGAAAGCCGACGCGCTTACCAATGACTTGCTTGTGGCGGTTTCGGAATTGAAAGTCGATCTCTACAAACGCAAAAGGGAAACTGATGGAAAACTATGAGCGTTGCAAGGTTTGTGATGTGGCTTTCAAGACGGGCGACAAGGTCATGTGGTGCAAGGTTAAGACCTGCCCTGATACCCAACAACGCGAACCTACCGAACAACAACTGCGGTGGATATTTGGAAAAAAAGTTACACCAGCGGTTTAGTTCCGTGCTTGTCGATTATCAATCGGCTGTGCCTAGGGGCTAATGTTGGATCATTAGACACGCTGATATGCGTCCACGCATCAAACTCTAGGATGATTTGATCGAACAGCACCGAGGACATGATGCAAGCATCTACAACCTGTCTAGGTGTCATGCCGGGGATGCGAATATCTGCCGCGCAACCTAGACGGTGTTGGCTTGAATCTTTTGAGCCTACCGCGTCATTGACCTGCTTTGACCGAAACCCGCTGTTAATCATTACCGGCTTACCGCCCACGGCTTTTTTGACCTGCTCCAACAGTTGCGCCAACCGAGTAAGGTTTGCCACTTCGTCGCCGTTAGGCGTGTTATCCCATCCGTTCCTAGCAGCTACTTCGGAATGCGTCAGTTCCTCTAAGGTGAAATGCTCAGTTAGATGCGTCATTTCTCAATATGCTCCGTAACTTTGACTGCTGCAAGGATGCCTATAAACCCGCCGACGATGGTGTTGAAGGCTGGCCCAATAATGGGAAACACATCTTCATTATTGATGATGCTGTTAGGCATAAACAGCCCATAAAGGAACACACCCACCATTGAGATCATCACTAACGACAATGTGATGCTTACAAGGATTGTAACAAAACAGATTGTTTTCTCTCTCATCGACTTGCCTCACCGCCTTTTACTTTTTCAACCGAACGCATCGCACCAAGACCTAGCAAGCCCATCAATACTTGCATTGTTAGGTTAGTGTCAATGACGGGAAATTCACCGTTATAGCCGCCCCAAACCTTTGCAACAAACCGAATGATCGGCTCAAGGACTGCAACATAACCTAGCGCTACAGCACAGACCCAGCCAACAAACGGTCGCCATCCAGCTACAAACCAGTTTGTCGATTTTGCTTCCTCAAGATTGGTTTGTATTTGCAGCTTGGCAATATCCGTGGCTGCTGCCAGTTGAGCCAGTTCGCCGTTCTGCTGCATCTCCAGCAGCTTCAGCTTGGCAGCTTCAGCCTGTGCAGGATCAGGAAATACCTTGTCTAGTATCTTGCTGCCTATGTCTAAGACTGCGCCGAGTGGAAACATATCATCCTCTAAAGTAAATGGCGACACCAACCGTAATGCAGCCGATCAACACAAATACGACAATCCCCGCCATCATCAGCAATTCTTCCTGTTCTTGTTTCTTCCTGTTGGCGCGGTCTTTAGCTAACCTGGCTTTGCGGATAGCTTCCCTAGCGGCTTCATCTTGCTCGCCAACAATGCGCTGTCGTTCGGCGCACAGTTCGTGATACAGGTCTAGCTCGCCCTTGAGCGTGAACATATCCCGCAATTCTTGCTCAAATTCGCGCATCTGCTTGCGCTGCATGACGATGGTGAAAGCCTGTGACAGCGCCGATTCTTGTGCGGCGGCTTCCTTTGGATCATCAGGCTTTGGTGCTGCTTTTGCCGCTTCAACTTGTTTAGCGGCTTTCTCAATCTGACCTTGCGCGGTAAAGAATTGGGACAATTCTCCGTAGCAATCACGGATTTCTTTACCCATATTGATCGCCTCTTTGACAAAGGCGACCGAAGTCTTAGCTACAGCAAACGCTGCTCCAATCGTTACGGGGTCGATCATGTCATGTATCCCGACCATGCAAAACTGACAATGGCTGACCGGCTGAAAGTAGACTTACATCCCGCAGATAATCGGGTGTGGAGCAAGGAGGAAGTGGATGCAATTCTTGCAAGCGATCTTGAGCGATTTGAGCGCGGCGTTACCCAGTATTGCGGCGAGCTTACTCAATCTAAATTCGATGCTCTTGTCTGTTTTGCTTTTAATCTTGGTTTGGGAACACTACAGCGCAGCACCCTCCGTCAGAAGGTGCTGCGCCGGGATTATGAAGCTGCTGCGGCTGAATTCATGAAGTTCACCAAGGCAGGGGGTAAAGTCCTGCCAGGGTTGGTTAAGCGTCGAACTGACGAAGCGCGGCTTTTTTGTGCATGATCCAGCGGTATTGCTGCTCACTCATTTCCCGCTGTTCAGTCTCAGGGCAAGTTTTGACCTTGCACCACATGACCCTATCGCCCGTCTTGAAAGCCACATCACAAACCTTGCAACGCTCATAGTTTTCCATCAGTTTCCCTTTTGCGTTTGTAGAGATCGACTTTCAATTCCGAAACCGCAACAAGTAAATCATTGGTAAGCGCGTCGGCTTTCCACCATTGTTGAGACAATGCAGCGGTGTGGATGGCTTTGCGAATCCTGTCCACTTCAAGGATGCTTTCTGAATAGTCTTTCATAGAAACTGTCCAATCCAAGTTAGAG